GATTAAAATCTAATATTAGCAATAATGACTTGATGAAAAAAATTATTTTTTCATGCGCTGCAGATAGAATTAAAAATAGCATTCAAGATAAAATAACAGTAGGTTCTAATGGTGATTTTCCAACCATTGATTTTAAACTCATATCTAATAGAACGCTAAATACATCTGAAATTGTTCAAATATTAAACGCAGGAGATAATTATCAAGATGTTCTTAGACAAAAAATTTCAAAAGATTTAGAAAATTATCGTAAAATTTATGAAACTATTGTTATAGTAAACAATAAAGTGAAAAAATCTCTTTTTGAAGATTTAATTGATAAAAACTTAGCATCTTACGTTAAACAGATTAGATACTATTTGACAAGTAATCCACAACCTCCTCCCTCAAAAAGCGAAAGTCCTCAAGCAAGTCCAGCTAGAACACCGGCAGATGAAACTGAATTTTTATCGGCTTACTTAGATCTAGATTCTGACAATGTCACACCAACTCCTACTCAAGATAATGACGAAGATGCCAGCACATCTTCGTTAGCTCAAGATTCAGACTCAGATGGTCTTGAGCCATTAATGACTCCACCTACTGAACCTAAAAATGCAAGAAAGAGCACTTCGATAAGCAGCCCACAAACTTCTTCAACCTCACCAAGTTCTTCTAATAAAAACTCAAAAGAAGAAAGACCCTTCATCGATGAATTTTTTGACGACCCCATATTTGATAACCCATTTGTTAAGATGTTTATTAAGCGTCCTGGCGACGAACATGTCGGTCTTCCTGACTTCTACAGATATTTTAAGAACAAGAATAAAAAAAATGAGTCTTTTGATCTCTCGTTGCGTGATAGGAAGCTCTCTCACTATCTAATTGAAGAAGGAATAACAGACGCAATTTATGACGTGGCTACTGATGTCGTCGGCGACTTAGCTGCTTCAACAGCTAGCATAGGAACTTTTGGTATAACATCTGCAGCATTTATTCTAAAAAACATTTACGAGTTAAAAGAGACTTCCAAAAAAGCAGATATTGCAATTGAAGCTTTCTTACTTAATCCTTCTGACAAGACTTGTGACAATATTGAAAAAATATTGAGTGATATTATCACTGATTTCATTGATCTTGTCCAGAGAACAATTGAAATGATACCGGATCCTGCGGGCGACGTCGTCACTTCAACAGCATCAATTATTCAAAATGTTTTAAAATTTGCGCAGCAAGCAAAAACATTTCTTCAAGCAGATACCTTGCTAGGCAAGATTCAAAAAATTGGAAAAGTTAATTTCATACTCAAACCTTTTATTAAAATTATTCTTGGTATCCTAGAATCAGAGAAAGCACCTGAAGAGATTAAAAATGACAATAGATTCATCTTAGGCACTCTAAATAAGATGGTTCTCATAATCGATCTCACAGAGGATTACTACATTCAAAAGAAAGCAGCCGAAGCTGCAGGCATCAAAGATTTTCAATATCAACATAAAGTCTTTCAAAAAAGCGGATCTTTTGATGATTATGATCCAGAAACATCTCATGCAAGAAAGTCTCCTGAGGAGAGAGAAAGAGAATATACTGAAGAGATAAGCTCATCTGATTCTGATTTTTTTCAAGAGTCTTTACGACACAAATCACTCGCTTACCTGCTTTCAGAATCTGAAGATGATGCGGTTGATGAAGAAGTGGAGCAAGAAGGTGAAGAGCTAGAAGAGTTTTCGGGCGCGGGCGCCGTTGCAGGCTTCTCTCTTCCTTTAGGCGCCTCACCGCGAGGCCCAGGGGGCGCACACAGCAGCACTTCAGGAGGAAGAGCTTATCCATACTCAGCTTCAGATAGATCAAAGTTTAATAAGTTTAGCAAAAAGACATTCGGAGGAAAATAATTTTGTAAATTTGATTAACCCTTAGGTATAATGGCTTTGCAATTAAACATTGCATTTTAAAAGTTAAAAACTAACTAAGGAGATATTAATCATGGCAATCGATTTCGACGCAATCAAGGCAAAGCTAAACCGACTATCTGGTGCAAACAAGAACCGCAATGTGAAGTGGAAACCCGAAGAAGGGCAGGAATACACCATTCGCATCATCGCGTTTCCTGACAATGATGGACAGCCTTTCAAAGAAGTGCAGTGGTATTTTGGCATTCCTAATGTTCGTGGCTTTGTCGCTCCAAACCAGTTTGGAAAGCGCGATCCTGTTCAAGAGTTGATCTCTAAACTTCGTGATGAGGGCACCAAAGAATCTTACGAGATGGCCAAGAAACTCTATCCCTCGATGAGAACTTATGCAGCTGTCGTTGTCCGCGGTCAAGAGAGCGAAGGTGTCAAGATCTGGGATTTCGGTAAGACAGTGTATCAAAAGCTCTTGACTCTCATGCTTGACGAAGATTATGGTGACATCACTGATCCTGTTAGTGGCCGTGACATCAAGGTGAACAATAGCAAAGCGCCTGGAAAGAAGTATGCTGACACTGACGTCACTCCTCGCGGAAAGGTTTCAAAGCTGTCTAACGATCCAAAGCAGGCTGCTGACTGGCTCGCTTCTATTCCAAAGGTAGAAGATCTATACTCGCTTAAATCTTATGACGAAATCTCGGGTATTCTCGAGGCTTGGATCAATGGTGATCAAGAGACAATTGATGGTGAAGGCACAGAGCACGGCACGACCGCTGTAAAGGCCACAGCATCAAGTCACGATGATGACGAAGATGAAGCACCCCCCAGAAAGGCCTCGGCAACATCTTCCTCAGGAAACAAGAAGAAGTCAGCTGATTTCGGAAATCTTGATGATGCATTTGCTGATCTGATGTCCTGATCTAAGATCTAATCAGAAAAGGTGGCGAGCAATAAAATGCTCGCCATTCTTGTAAATCGATTTTAAAGTGTGTAATATGCTTTCAAAGGAGAAAAAATGAAAAACGATGATTTCACTAAAGATCTCATTAAATCTCTGAACAAAGAGCAGGGATCAAGAGTCGCTTACAACCTATCTGAAGACGAGAGCCCGACACATGTCAAGCGCTGGATCAGCACAGGATCAAAACTGCTTGACTGGATTTGCGCTAATAAAAAGGGTGGAGGCCTTCCAGAAGGGAGAATCGTAGAGATCTTTGGCCCACCGTCAATCGGTAAGAGTCATATCGCAACTCAAATTGCTCGATCCACCCAAAAGATGGGTGGCATTGTTGTCTATATCGACACCGAAAATGCCACCTCGGTAGATAACTTGCACAACTTAGGGGTAGATGTCTCTAAGCGGTTTGTGTATGTAGATACACACTGCACAGAAGAAGTTCTTTCAATCGCTGAAAAGACGATTCTTAAGGCAAAAGCGCTTGACAAGGATGTGCCAGTGACTGTTATTTGGGATTCTGTCGCAGCAAGCTCGCCCAAGGCAGAGTTATTAGGCGACTACGACAAGGATTCAATCGGCCTTCAGGCGAGAGCAATCAGCAAGGGAATGAGAAAGATCACCGGTGTCATTGGTCAGACAAACAGCTTGTTTGTCATCCTAAATCAGATCAGAGACAAGGTGGGTGTCATGTATGGAGATCCAACCACCACCCCTGGCGGCAAAGCTATTCCCTTTCACTCATCTATTCGAATCAAACTTGGCGCAGGTCAAGAGATCAAGTCAGGTGATGATGTCATCGGAATCCAAGTAAATGCAAAGACAGTAAAGAATAAAGTTTCGCCACCATTCCGCAAGGTCGATTTCCAGATCCACTTTGGAAAAGGAATCGTTGAGCACGAAGAGCTTTTTGACATCATTCGGAAGCACTGCAAAGATCACGAAGTCATTGTTGATAACATGAAGTATCTGATCGACGGCGGCGGTGCTTGGAAGACAATCAGCATTTCTGACGCGAGAACAGGTGAGATCGTTGCTGAGAAAAAATTCTACAAGGCAAACTTCAATGAAATTGTCACTTCTCCAGATTGGGCAGATGCAGTTGATATCTTGACTGAGGCAGCAATGATCAAGAAGCTGGGAACACCTGAGGGCGCTGAGATCGATCACGAGTCGTTTGAAGAAGTTCAAGCCCTAGCAGCAGAGCTTGGAATGGATGACTATGTAGATGAATAAAGATAGAGTTATGCTCGTAGATGGATTAAACTTATTTACGAGACACTTTATGGCAAATCCCGCAATGTCCGACAACGGTGAGCACGTTGGCGGCACTGTGGGATTTTTTAATGCGCTGATGTATCTGATCGAAAAGTGCAATCCTGAAGGCGTGATAGTTGTCTGGGAGGGAGGTGGATCGACCAAGAAGAGAGGGTTGTACAGCGATTACAAGAAGAAGTCAAAACCTCAGAACTTAAATCGCTACTACGAAGATGATATCCCATCAACATATCAAAATAGAAATCTGCAGATAAAGATACTCACGGATCTGCTCGCTAAGATACCTGTCTGTCAGATCTATGTTGAGAATGCTGAGGCTGATGACGCGATAGGTTATCTCTGCAAATACACACTCAAAGATAAGAATAAGATCATCATCTCATCAGATCATGACTTCTATCAACTCATTGACAAGAAGACGATCATCTGGTCACCTACAGCTAAGAGTTTCGTCAACGAGAGCAGTGTGATCGAGAGATTTGGCGTGCATCCTACAAACTTCTATCTTGCAAAAAGCATATCTGGAGACACTTCAGATAACATTCCTGGTGTCAAAGGTGTAGGATATAAGAACTTGTCTAAGAGGTTCCATAAGCTAACAGAATCAACTGCATACATCCTCTCTGACTTGATCACAGATGCAAAATCGCAAATCACACCCAAGAGCCCAAAGATCTTTTTAGATATTGTGAATGAAGAAGATCTCATTAAGAGAAACATCAGGCTTGTCCTGCTTGACTCTAACAATTTGAACATTGATCAAATAGCAAAGATTGAAGATGCGATTGTAAAACACACACCCATATGGGATAATATGGGTATATTAAAATCGCTTAAAGAGTCAGCTATAGGATCCATCGATGTTCAACGTTGGAACTATCTTCTCAAGAACTTAAAAAAAGGCACGATTAAATGAGCTATGAAAACCACTTTTCCAAGTACGGAAAAGATTTCCAGGAAAAGATCTTTCAATCTCTGATGACTGATCATCAGTGGGCTGTCCAAATGGTGGAGGTAATGACTCACGAGTATTTTGAACTAAAATACTTGCAGTATCTCTGCGATAGATTTTTTGGATTCTACTTAAAGTATAAAAACTTTCCCACAATGAGCTTGCTTGTTTCGATCATCAGAGACGAGCTCACTGAAGGAGATGATCTCATTCTCAAGGGACAGGTGGTAGAGTTTCTCTCAAGAATCAAGTCGTCGCCTAACTTAGGCGATCTTGAGTATGTGAAAGAGAAAGCTTTAGATTTCTGTAAGAAGCAAGTTCTTCAGCAGGCACTTGAGGACAGTGTCAAAGCTATTCAAGCCGAGAACTACGAAGGTGTCTTAAACATCATGAAAGACGCGGTGTCTAAAGGTTCTGGCTCATCTGTCGGTCACGAGTTCTTTAAAGATCATGAAGCAAGATTTGCAAAGATCAATCGAATCTGCTGTCCAACAGGCATTCATCACCTGGACGCAAAAGATGTGTTTAACGGCGGGCTCTCCCGCGGTGAGATCGGAGTTGTGGTCGCTCCAACCGGTGTGGGTAAATCACACTGGCTTGTTGCGATGGGTGCTGAGGCACTGCGTCGTGGTAAGAATGTCTTGCACTATACTTTTGAGCTATCTGAGACAGCTGTGGGTATTCGCTACGATAGCAATCTCACGGGTATCTCATCTACTGACGTCATCGACAATAAAGAAAAAGTGTTAACGCACTATGAACAAAACAACTTCGGAAGGCTAATTATTAAACAGTATCCGACTGGAACTGCAAGCATTGTGACTCTTCGAAATCACATAGAGAAGTTGGCGATGAAAGATTTTATTCCTTCTCTAATCGTCATCGACTACGCGGACATCATGAGATCTACACGACAGTTTGATTCACTACGACACGAGCTCAAACTTGTCTATGAAGAGCTAAGAAACCTTGCGATGGAAATGAACATTCCAATCTGGACAGCATCACAGGCTAATAGAGACGCTTCAAATGCAGAAGTTGTTGGCCTCGAAAACATGTCAGAAGCCTATGGTAAAGCTATGGTGGCAGACATTGTCATCTCAATCTCAAGAAAGGCTGCTGAGAAAGCTACAGGTAGTGGAAGAATCTTCGTTGCTAAGAACCGTGCGGGTAAGGACGGTATCATCTTCCCAATTAGGATTGATACTTCAAGATCAAGAATCGAAGTGATTGACGATCCCAGCCAAATGTCTCTTGTAGATATTTATGAAGCGCATAATACAGGCACAAAAGACATGTTAAAATCTAAGTGGAAAGAGATCACAAGCAAGTAAGAAAGCGGGCTGCTGGAACAATCAAGAGAGGATATATGTATAAATACGAACGAGTTATTGAAGAATCTAACAAGTATTTTCAAGGTGATGAGCTTGCTGCAAGCGTATTCGCAAGCAAGTATTCGCTTCAAGACAGCCAGGGCAACTTCTTAGAGTCAAGCCCAGCTGAGATGCACGATCGACTGGCTAACGAGTTTGTCAGAATCGAGTCAAACTACCCGAATCCAATGAGCAAGTCAGAGATCTACGAGCTCTTTGACAAGTTCAAGTATGTGATTCCTCAGGGCTCACCTATGAGTGGAATCGGCAATGACTTCCAGATTCAGAGCATCTCGAACTGCTTTGTCATCGCGTCGCCTGAAGATAGCTATGGTGGTATTCTCAAGACAGATCAAGAGCAAGTTCAGATCATGAAGCGCCGCGGCGGAGTTGGATTTGATGTCTCAAATATTCGTCCTAAGAATCTTCCTACCTCTAACGCTGCCAAGACAACTTCTGGATTAGAAGTATTCCTTGATCGCTTCTCGAACTCTTGCAGAGAAGTTGCCCAAGGTGGACGCCGTGGGGCCCTGATGATCTCCCTCTCAGTTCATCACCCGCAGATTAGAGATTTTATTAAGATTAAGAGAGATCTGACCCGTGTGACAGGTGCCAACATCTCAATAAGATTGAGTGAGGAATTTATGCGCGCAGTTAAAGGAGGTGATACATTCCAACTGCGTTTCCCAGTCGACGCCAAACAGCCAATTGTTGAAGAGTGGATTAGCGCTCAAGAGCTATGGCACGAGATTGTTGAATCTGCACACGCGTCAGCCGAGCCTGGCCTTCTGTTTTGGGATACAGCTAGGAGCATGACTCCGTCTGATATCTACGAAGCAGAAGGCTTTGGCTCAACCTCAACGAACCCTTGCGTAATCGGTAGCACAATTGTTGAGACAAATGCCGGGCCTAAGACAGTTAAAGAACTTTCTGATAATAAAGCAAGCTTCTTTGTAAGATCTTTTAACACGGAAACTCGTGAAGTAGAGATGAAGCCAGCTATTGCTTTTAAAACTAAAGAAAATGCTCAAGTTTTAAAAGTGAAGACGAAATCTGGAAAAACTATTACACTAACACACGATCACCGCGTCTTTACTGATCAAGGCTGGGTTGAAGCATCAAAGCTTACTTCTTCTCATAAAATTCTTTCTAT